AATATGGATTACAGGTTGCAAAAGCTATAGAATCAGAATGGTTTAAAAAAGATTCAGGAAGTACACGTTATTTTGCAAATAGAGATAATTTTCACAGATTAAGGCTATATGCAAGAGGTGAGCAAGGAATACAAAAATATAAAGATGAATTGTCTATTAACGGTGATTTATCGTATTTAAATTTAGATTGGAAACCAGTTCCTATTATACCTAAGTTTGTAGATATAGTTGTAAATGGTATATCAGAAAGAACATACGATATTAAATGTTATTCTGTTGACGCTGCTGCTACAAAAGAAAGAACTGACTTTGTGCAAGAAATGTTAATTGATATGCAGAATCAAGATTATTTAAATTTGGTTCAAAGTCAATTAGGTATTAATGCATATAAAAACGACCCTCAAAATTTGCCAGCAAACAACAGCGAGCTTGAGTTATATATGCAATTAGAATATAAACAATCTATAGAAATTGCAGAAGAACAAGCTATAAATAATATATTTGATTTAAATAAATACCATTTATTAAAGAAAAGATTAGATTATGATATTGCTGTATTAGGGTTAGCTGCTGTAAAAAATAGTTTTAATACAGCTGAAGGAATAAAAATAGATTATGTTGATCCAGCAGATTTAGTTTATTCATATACAGATTCACCTTATTTTGATGATTTATATTATGTTGGTGAAGTTAGAAGAGTAAGCGTAGTGGAATTAAAAAAACAATTTCCATATTTAACAGAGGAAGATTTAAAAGAAATTGAAGGGTTTGGATCTGGTAATTCTAAATTATACAATAAGTCATACACAGTAGATGAAACAGATAAAAATTATGTGTATGTATTATATTTTGAATACAAAACTTTTGAAAATCAAGTTTATAAAATAAAACAAACTGCTTCAGGTGGTGAAAAAGCAATTGAAAAAACAGATCAATTCAATCCACCTAAAGATTCTAGATCAAGATTTGAAAAAGTAAATAGGTCAATTGAATGTTTATATGAAGGCGCAAAAATAGTTGGTTTTGAAAAATTATTGAAGTGGAATAAAGCAGTAAATATGACAAGGCCTAAGTCAGATATTACTAAAGTTCAAATGAGCTATAATATTGTAGCGCCAAGAATATATAAAGGTAAGCCTGAATCATTAGTTGGCAGAATGACATCATTTGCAGATATGATTCAAATAACGCATCTTAAATTACAACAAGTACTCTCAAGAATGGTTCCCGATGGAGTATTCTTAGATGCGGATGGTATTGCTGAAGTGGATTTGGGTAATGGAACAAATTATAATCCGCAAGAAGCATTGAATATGTATTTCCAAACAGGTTCTGTTATTGGTAGATCAATGACACAAGATGGCGAATTTAATCAAGGCAGAGTGCCTATTCAAGAATTAAGAGCGTCAGGTGGTAACCAAAAAATTGCTAGTTTAATTCAATCTTATAATTATTATTTACAAATGTTAAGAGATGTTACTGGATTAAATGAAGCAAGAGATGGTAGTATGCCTGATAAAAATTCTTTAGTCGGTTTACAAAAATTAGCAGCAGCTAATAGTAATACGGCTACAAGACATGTATTACAGGGTAGTTTATATTTAACATTAAAAACTGCAGAAGCAATATCATTGAGAATTGCAGATGTATTAGAATTTGGTAATACGCAATCATCATTAATTCAATCTATAGGAAAGTATAATACAATGGCATTAAATGAAATTGCAGAATTACATTTACACGACTTTGGTATATTTATTGAATTAGCGCCAGATGATGAGCAAAAACAAGTACTAGAAAATAATATTCAAATGGCTTTACAACAAAAGCAAATAAATTTAGAAGACGCTATTGATGTAAGGGAAGTCAAAAACTTAAAATTAGCTAATCAATTACTAAAATTAAGAAGAAGAAAGAAATTTGAACAAGATAGACAAATTCAGCAAGAAAATATTCAAGCGCAAGCAAACGCTAACGCACAATCAAGCCAAGCATCTGCTGCGGCTGAAATACAAAAACAACAAGGTATTGCTGAAAGCAAGTCTCAATTAATACAAGTACAATCACAATTTGATATTCAAAAATTAGAAAGAGAAGCTCAGATTAAAAAAGATTTAATGGAATTTGAGTTCCAATTAAATATGCAACTTAAAGAAAAAGAATCTGAGGTGATTAATAATAAAGAGAAGTATAAAGAAGATAGAAAAGATGAAAGAACAAAAATACAAGCTTCTCAGCAAAGTGAATTAATAGACCAGAGAAAAACTGGTAAGCCGCCAAAAGATTTTGAATCCGCAGGAATGGATACATTAGGTGGGTTTGGTTTAGAGCAATTTGAACCAAGATAAATTTTTAAATAATTATATAATATTTTATTATGTCAGACTCAATTAAAGTGAAAGCTTTAGACGTCGAAGAGAAGTCTATTGCTGAAAAAGAAGAAACTGTGCTTGAAAACGCCGGCGTAAAAGTTAGCGATGATAGTACATACAAAGTAAATTTAAGTAAACCAGAAACAGATGCCGTTCAAGAACAAGAAACAGATGAAAGCATGTTACGCGGAAGCAGCGAGAATGAAGAAGCAGGGGAAGAAACCAAAGTGGAATTGCAAGAAGTACAACAAGAAGAAACGCCAGTAGTAGAAGAAATTATAGATGAGGAAACCAGTAATGACGAGACTACAGTGGCTGCAGAGCAAGAAGAAAGCAAAACTGAACCGGTTGAAGAACAAAAAGAAGAAAGTATAGATTTACCAGAAAATGTTCAAGAATTAGTTAAATTCATGAATGAAACTGGTGGAAGCATGGAAGACTATTTAAGATTAAGTGCTGATTATACTAATGTAGATGAAAAAACTTTACTTAAAGAATACTATAAACAAACAAAGCCACATTTAGGTGATGATGAAATTGATTTTCTTATGGAGGACAATTTTGCATGGGATGAAGAAATAGATGAGGCAAAAACAATTAAGAAAAAACAAATAGCTCTTAAAGAAGCGGTTGCAAATGCCAAAGACTTTTTAACAGGGCTCAAGGATAAATATTACAAAGAAGTCAAGTTGGGTTCTAAGTTACTTCCTGAGCAACAAAAAGCAATGGATTTTTTCAATCGTTATAATAAAGAGCAAAAAGAAGCTGATGAGCTATTAGCGAAGCAAGCTAAACATTTTGAGCAAGAAACTAATAAAGTTTTTACTGATGATTTTAAAGGTTTTAATTTCAAGGTAGGTGAAAAGAAATTTAGGTTCAATGTTAAAGATGTAAATAAAGTTAAATCACAGAATTTATCGAATGTTTTTGACAAATATGTTAACGAGAATTCACTTCTTAATAACGCTGCTGATTTTCACAAATCTTTATTTGCTGCTTCAAACCCTGATGCATTAGCAAATCATTTTTACGAGCAAGGTAAAGCAGATGCTATAAAGCAAATGACTGCAGAAGCTAAGAACATTAATATGGATCCTAGAAAAACTGCAGACGGTTATGTTGAAGCTGGAGGAGTAAAAGTGAGAGCTATTTCAGGCGATAGTGGTTCTGGGCTTAAAATTAAACTTAGAAATTAACATTTAAAAAATTATTAAAATGGCTGGAGTAAATCCTACTGCAGGATCCAATTTGAACGCGGTTCCTGCTCCTAGTAAACAAACATTAGTTCAAAACTACCTGTCTTTTACAGGTGGTAACAATGATTGGTCTCAGCAATATTTACCAGAATTATATGAGCAAGAAGTAGAAAGATATGGAAACAGATCTGTATCTTCTTTCTTAAGAATGGTAGGTGCTGAAATGCCAATGACTTCTGATCAGATCGTATGGTCTGAGCAAGGAAGATTACATTTATCATATGAGTCTGCTGTTATAACAACTGCTGCTGATGGTTTAATCACTATTTCAGGTGGTCACGCAATCAGAGTTGGTCAAACTATCGTTATTTCTGACGGTACAACTGTAAGCAAGTGTTATGTTAAAGCTGTACCATCTACTACAACTTTAAACGCATTTCCATATGATGCTGTAACTTTAGACACTAACTACGACAATGCGGACACTGTTGACTTATTCGTTTATGGTTCTGAATTTGCAAAAGGACAATCAGGTATGAACGGTGCTGTTAAACCAGAATTCAAAACTTTTGATAACAAACCAATTATTATCAAAGATCATTATGAAATCACTGGTTCTGACGCTTCTCAAATTGGTTGGGTTGAAATCACTGGCGAAGGTGGACAAAACGGATACTTATGGTATTTAAAAGCTGAAGGCGACACAAGAGTAAGATTTGAAGATTACCTAGAAATGGCAATGATCGAATCTGAAAAAGCTGGCACTAATGCTACTTGGAAAGATGCTGAAGGTAACGATATTGATGGATCTGAAGGTCTTTTCGCTGCAATAAAAGATAGAGGTCATTATACTGCGGGTATTGTTCAAGCAAGCGCTGCTGCTGATAACCTTGAATCTTTTGACTATATTCTTAAAAAATTAGATAAAGAAGGTGCTATTGAAGAAAATGTACTTTTCGTAAATAGAGACGTTTCTTTAGCTATTGACGACATGTTAGCTGCTCAAAACTCTTATGGTACAAATGGTACATCTTGGGGATTATTTAATAATTCAGAAGATATGGCATTAAATTTAGGTTTTGCTGGTTTCAGAAGAGGTTCTTATGACTTCTACAAATCTGACTGGAAATACTTAAATGACAAAAACACAAGAGGTTTATTTGATGATGTAAGAGGTGTATTAGTACCTGCTGGTACTTCTTCTGTTTATGACCAAATTCTTGGTAAAAACATTAAGAGACCTTTCTTACACGTTAGATATAGAGCTTCTGAAGCTGATGACAGAAAAATGAAATCTTGGATTACAGGTTCTGTTGGAGGTGCTCAGACTTCTGACCTTGACGTTATGGAAGTACACTACTTATCTGAAAGATGTTTAGTTGTACAAGCTGCTAACAACTTTATGTTGTTAAATTAATCTTTTTTAAAGGCAACGGGTGCTTTGGCACCCAAAGCCTTTATTATTAATTTTTATTTTATTATATCATGGCAAAAAAACAAAAAGCAGAGGTGGCTGTTGAGGAACCAGTAGTGGTTGCACCACCAAAAAAAGAAAAAAAGCCAACTTGGCAATTTAAAGATAGACAGTATATTTTAAAAAATGGTTTATCACCATTGACCTATACCATTAAATCAAGAGGTATATTTTGGTTTGATGAAGAAAAAGGATACGAAAGAGAAATAAAATATACGTTAAATCAAAGATCACCATTTGTAGATGAATTTAAAGGCGATGCAAGATTAGATCATATTACTTTTGAAAATGGTGTTTTATTTGTACCAAAAAATAAAGTTGTTCTTCAACAAATTCTATCATTATATCATCCGCAAAGAAATAAATTATTTGAGGAAGTTGATAATGAAGCAATTGCAGAAGATGAACTTGACATGCTAGAATTAGAAATTGAAGCTTTAATGATAGCAAAACAATTAGATATTGACCATGCTGAGGCTGTATTAAGAACTGAGCTTGGAAATAAAGTATCTAAGATGACTTCTAAGGAACTTAAAAGAGATTTATTAGTATTTGCTAAAAGAAATCCTGAATTGTTCTTAGATCTTGCACACGACGATGACTTAAATATCAGAAATATTGGTATTAAAGCAGTTGAAAATAATATTATAAAGCTTTCAAGTGATCAAAGAACATTCACTTGGGGCACTAATGGTAGAAAACTTTTAACAGTGCCATTTGATGAAAACCCATATTCTGCGTTAGCACAATGGTTTAAAACAGATGAAGGTGTTGAAGTTTATCAATCAGTAGAAAAGAAACTTAAATAGTCGTTATAGTGGTTATGCCGCTTCGGCGGCTTAATCATTATATAAAAGAATATGGCAATATCAGTAAATTCAGTATATAGAACCGTACTTTCAGTATTAAACAAAGAAGGTAGAGGATATTTAACGCCGGACCAATTTAATAGAATTGGTACACAGGTACAGCTTGATTTATTTGAAAGAGCTTTTTATGATTATAATAAAGCTATAAATAGAAAAAAACGTTTTATTACAAATGATGAATATGCTGATTTACCAAAAAATATTAAAGAAAAAATTGATATTTTCTCAAAAGAAGCAACGTTATCAATAACTACAGGTACGTCAACTTTACCTAGTGATTTATATAGAATTGTTGCTTTAACAACTTCAGATAGAACAACAGCTGTTCAAGAAGTTAAAAAATCAGAACTCACATATATAAATGCATCTAAATTAACCGCTCCAACTACATCATATCCGGTTTATTATTTAGAATCGGCATCAACATCAACTACAAATCAAGAAATAGATTCAGATAGCAGCATAGATACAAAAATTAAATTTTTGCCGTCTACATTAACATCTGCTACGCTAGATTATATAAAAATACCTCAGGCTCCTAAATGGGCATTTACAAGAGGTACTAATGATTCTTATTCGTGGAATAGAAGTGATTCATATGATTTTGAAATACATAAATCTGATGAAGTCGATTTGGTATTAAAAATATTAGCATATGCAGGTGTACTAATAAAAGATCCAACTGTTGTACAATCAGTTAGTGCGGAGGAAACAAAAATAATACAACTTGAAAATTCATAATAAATGGGATTAATAAACGTAACACAACAGGCTTATTATAGTCAGTCACAAAGTTTTACTGGAACTGGATCCAAGCTAGATTTTACATTAACAGCTACGTATTTCCCAACTATACCTGATTCAATACAAGTATTTGTAGACGGTAAAGAAATAAATACAGCTAATTATGATTATGTAAATCCTACAATTACATTTGATGGAAATGCTAATAATACAGATGTTTTAGAAGCTGACGGGTCGCCTAAAGCAGGGTTGATAGTTACCGTAAAAGAATTTGCAAAAGCTGAAAGGTTTGGTGGGTATAGATACATATCATTAAATGATTTAGTTAGTAACTATTTAGTTGCATTTGTTGGTGACGGAAAATTAATTGACAATGCTAAAAGATCAGACGTATTATTTCATGCAAAAAGAGGTATACAAGAATTTAATTATGATATTGGAAGAGTTGAAAAAATACAAGAAATACAAGTAGGGACTAGCTTATCAATACCTATGCCTCAAGATTATATACATTATGTAAGAATATCCTATGTAGATGACTCAGGTGTTGAACATATTATATATCCCGGTAGAATAACATCTAAACCTTCAGAATCTATATTACAAGATGATGATTATAATTACTTATTTGATTCAGACGGTAGTTTATTAACAGGAACGCCAGTAACTGAAACTAGATTTAAAGATTTAAACCCTGCTAATTTAAGTGGTGGTATTACAGCGGATGATGTTTCATATGATTTAACAAGAAGCGCACAAAGAGTACAGGAATTTGGTGGTAGATTTGGACTAAACCCCGAAACTTCACATAATAATGGTGTATTTGTAATTGACGAATTAAATGGTAAAATATCTTTTTCTAGCGATTTAGCTGATAGAATTGTAACTTTAAAATATATATCAGACGGACTTGGAACAGATGATGAAATGCAAATACACAAATTTGCAGAAGATGCAATGTATAAATACATAACACACGCTATTGGTTCTGCTAAAGCAAATATGCCAGAATATGTAATAAACAGATTTAGAAAAGAAAGAAGAGCCGCAATGCGTAATGCTAAATTAAGATTATCAAGTATAAAATTAGGCGAACTTACACAAGTAATGAGAGGTAAGTCAAAAGTAATTAAACATTAATATATGCCGGAAATAAAAAATACCTTTTTAGAAGGTAAGATGAATAAAGATCTAGATCCCAGACTTTTAAAAAATGGAGAATATATTGATGCAAAAAATATTCAAATATCTAAAACAGATTCATCTAGCGTAGGCACTATTCAGAATATAAAAGGTAATCAAGCTAAATATTCAACTATAGCGAATAGAGGTACTGTTATAGGCTTTGTAGCAGATAATGAACAAAAAAATGGTATATATAGAATATTTTATTTTGTAAAAGGAACTGGTAATTATGCTGATAATATATATTATTATAAAGCAGACTCAACAGATGACCCTGTTGCTTTAATAAACAACGGCACAGGGGCTAATAACTTTTTAAAATTTAATACGGATTATTTAATAACAGGTGTAAATGTTATAGATGATTTTTTAATTTGGACAGATAATTTAAATCAACCAAGAAAAATAAATGTTCAAAACGCAATAGATAAACCAAATTTTTATGATAATGAAGATAAAATATCTGTTGCAAAATATTATCCATTTACTCCTCCGCAAGTTTTAAAACAAAACAATAGTACAGATTATACTGGAATGCAAAAAGCAATAGCTGAAGCAGTATTAGATGGAGCAGTTACATCTTCAGATACTATAGTTATAGAAGATTATAATAATGATATATTCCCTGGGCAAGAATTAACTTTTTCAGGCTCGGCTGGTATAATATTAGTTGAAAGTGTAAATGGAACAACAATAACCTTAGACCA